CGCAATGCCACGCAGATACGTTCGAAGCCCTGAAGGGCTTTAAAACCTATCTGTGGCACGCGGGCCAAGACACCGACGATGGCCGAGCTGAGCCGAACGATTACCTGCGAGACTTCTGGCCGACCCAGCCTTGGTTAGTGGTCCCCGGACCCACAACGGTAGGGCTGCGATCTATCTTCCTCGGCAACCGCATGGGCCCGGTGAGGCCGACTAAGTTCCACATGTTCGGGTTGGACAGCTCACGTCTCGCCGGAAAGATGCACGGCTTCGACAAGGCTGAGGCTCCTGACGCTCAATCCGGTCGCGTGATGGCCAAGCACAAAGGCCGCGGTTACGTCTTCGACACCAACGACCACATGGCCCGTCAATGGGCGGACTTCGACAAGCTCGTGAGGCAGATGCCCGAGTACATCGACACCGATCGATTGCCCAAGGGTATCGGCATAACGGTTTACGGATCAGGTCTTCTGCCGTTCTACGCCGCCGGCATCAAATGGCACGCCGATCCTGAATGCAACAACGACCCCGCGAAAGTTGGGGGATACCTCGAATCTCACACGCTTCCACAGCCAACGACCCTCTTTGGGATTGGCAGGAGTTACCATGCCTCGCGGAGTACGGCTTAACCCTGAACATGATGCGCGCACCCGCGCAAAGATTCAGACCAGTCAGATCATTAACCGGTTGCAATCATTTGTAACTGGCAAGGCTGAGATGACCGCTGCCCAGGTAAGGGCCGCTGAAGTCCTGCTGAGTAAGACATTGCCGAGCCTTTCGAACGTTGAGTTGAGCGGGAACGACGATAAGCCCGTTCGCATGGTGGTCGAGTGGCAGAACGCATCGTAATTCCTTACGAGCCGCGCTCGCTTTTCATTCCGTTCCACAACCGCAAGCAACGCTTCTCCTGCGAGGTGGTCCACCGCCGCGGGGGCAAGACGGTCTCGCGTGTGAACGAGTTGATTAAAGGTGCGCTGACTGAGGAACGTGAGCGGCCGATGTTCGGCTATGTCGCGCCGTACTTGAAGCAGGCCAAGGCCGTCGCCTGGGATTACGTCAAACACTACTGCGCCCCGCTTGTGCCTTTGGGGGCAACGTTCAATGAGGCCGAGCTGAGGGCGGACCTCCCCAATGGGGGCAGAGTTCGTCTCTTCGGTGCGGACAACCCCGATGCGATGCGCGGAATGTACTTCGATGGCGTCGTCCTTGATGAGTACGGCGATCAAGACCCGAGAATATGGCCGGTCATTCGGCCGGCGCTTTCTGATCGGCTTGGGTGGGCTGACTTCATCGGCACGCCGAAGGGCCATAACGATTTCTACGACACCTACCAGCGCGCGATGGCGAACCCCGACGAATGGTACTGCAGGGTACACAAGGCCAGCGAGACGGGATTGATTGGGGCCGAGGAACTGGCAGCGGCGCGACGGGCTATGACCGACGACCAGTACGCCCAAGAATACGAGTGCAGCTTTGAGGCCGCTATCCAAGGCGCCTACTACGGTAAGGAAATGGCCGAGGCGGATAATGACAAGCGCATCTGCCGCGTGCCCTACGACAAATCGACAGACGTTATCACCGCATGGGACTTGGGCATCGGCGATGCAACGGCGATCTGGTTCTGCCAGCAAGTCGGTTTGGAATACCACCTGATAGATTACATCGAGAACTCGGGCGTTGGCCTTGATTGGTACGCCGCCGCGATAAAGAGCCGCCCCTACGTGTACGGCGATCACATCTTGCCGCATGACGTTGAGGCTAAGGAACTCGGGACTGGCAAAAGCCGCAAGGAAATCTTGGAAGGCATGAATATCAAGGTGACCGTCGCTCCCCGGTTGAGGGTCGAGGACGGCATCAACGCGGTCCGCATGGTTCTGAATCGCTGCTGGTTCGATGCTGATAAATGCAAGCGCGGCGTTGAGGCGCTGAAGCAGTACCGCACCGAATTTGACGAGCAACGCAAGGTGTTCCGAGACAAGCCTTTGCACGATTGGACAAGCCACCCGGCAGACGCCTTCCGGTATCTGTTCACGGGCATCAAGAAAACCAGCAAGGCTCAATGGAGCGATGACGTTATGAACTTCCAAATGACTGGCATCGGATGAGAGAGCCGGGCCAGCCGCTCGACAACGCAGATGTTGAGAGGATTATCAGCGGCGAGTTGACGGCTGGGCGGGAGTATGTGTTTGGCGCGGATAACATCGCAGCCGAACGCGACAGGAACTACGACTACTACCGCGGCATCATGAGCGATCTTCCTGCCCCTCCTGGGCGGTCGAGGGTCGTTGATATGACCGTCTCGAACTATATCGGGATGCAGATTCCGCAGTTGATGCGCGTGTTTACGGCCGGCCCGAACGTTGTTGAGTACATCTCGCCCACGGAAGACCTGGCGCCCGTTGTTAAGCTCGTGACCAAGTTCATCAACGGCACGGTGTTTCGCAAGGACAACCGCGGCGAGGCGATCTTCCGGGATTGGGCGCAAGACTCGCTCGTCCAAAAGCTTGGCGTTGCCTATTGGCAATGGGAGCCGCGTTGGGAAACCAAGGACGAAATACTTGAGAATGTTCCCGCGCAGAACCTCACGCCGTTGGCTATGGAAATCCAGTCTCAGGGCGCTGAGATTGTTGAACATTCGGAGACGGCGCCGGGCATTCACGCGGTCAAGATCAGGACGAAGGTAAACAAGTCGTTCTGCCGTATCGACGTGATGCCGCCTGAAGAGTTTGTGATTTCACGCGATGCGCGGAACTTCCACGAGCCTGTCTTACGTGGGCACCGGACCGGGGTTCTGGTTGGCGACCTCGTTGCCGCGGGCATTCCGTTCGATGACGTTAAGGACTTGCCGGCGTTCACGGAAGGGTACCAAGACCGCAACACGGGTAAGTACAACAACCAAGCCGGGCCCAATACGCTGTCGTCCGCGACCGACCCTATGCTCAAGAGGGTTTGTGTCTTCCGCGGCATCCTTCGTTGCGACTATGACGGGACGGGCATCAAGGATTGGTTTGTCGTCACGGCCGGTTATGATCACGCACCCAAGCTGCTGACGATTGACGCTTACGCTGAGCAGTTCGGGGTTGCGGGCTTCTGCTCGGAGCCTTTGGCTCACACGGTCTACGGAACGTGTCCGGCTGACAGGCTCGCGAACCTGCAGAAGATTCGCACAGTCATTACGCGATTGATGAACGACAACCTGTTCCTCGCCATCACCCCCCAGCGGGAAGTGGTGAAGGATTGGATTATCTCGCCTGACCAGCTTGCCAACCTTTCTCCGGGCGCGAGCATCTTGGTCAAACAGCCAGGCGCGATCCGTGAAGTGGCCATCCCGTTCGTTGGGGACAAGGCGTTGGCGGGGCTAGAGTACTACGACCTGCAGGCCGAGCTAACGACCGGGGTGTCCCGGACTTCCGCCGGCCTCGACCCGGAGACGCTGCAGAACCAAAGCGCCACCGCGTCAATGAACCAATACAACGCCATGATGGGGCGGACCGAAGACGTTGCCCGCATTTGGGCGCACGGCGGGATGCGGGATCTGTTCCGCGGTGTGTGGAAATGTATTCGTAACTTCCAAGATTTCCCGCGCATGGTCCAGATCGAAGGGGAATCGCAGACGATTGACCCGGCGACATGGGCGGCGCTTGGTGACCTCGACCTAACGGTGAACACCGGCCTCGGCACTGGAAGCCGTGAGAAAGACTTCGCCTACCTGACCTCGCTCGAAGCCGATCAGGAAAAGACATACCAATTGCTGGGACCTGACAATCCCATCGTCACCACGAAGATGATCGTACGGACCAAGCAGCTCAAGGCTGAGTCCATGGGTATCCAGAACCCCGAGCAGTTCTACAAAGACCCCGGCGAGTGGAAGCCACCCGAGCCCCCGCCGCCGCAGCCAACACCTGACGCGGTGTTGAACAACGAGACGTTCAAAGAGATCGAGTTCAAGAAGATCGAGTCCGACGAACGCAAGAAGGTTGCCGATATTGCCTCTCGCGAGCGTGTGGATATGACCAGGATCGAGGCCGACCTAATGGTCAAAGGCGAGCAACTCGGTATCGACCGGACCAAGTTGGTTCTTGAGGCCGTGAAGATCGACGCCGAACAGATCGCAAACGACATGGAAGCCAAGAAGTCGGACGACGCGGCATGAGAGACCTTTCAGGCGGCGCCGGTCTGTTGATGGCAAACGAAGCCTTCGCCCATGTGGTGAAGGAAGCGCGGGAATGGCAGATCAACAAAGCCCTGGCCTGCGATCCCAAAGACGATGACGGCCGGCGGAAGTATCTCGACGCAGCCAAGACCGTTGACCGCGTGGTCAGCCACCTTGAGGCGCTGATGGCCGTTCCTGTCGAAGAACAAGCCGACCCAACCACCTACTACCAGGACCAAGCCAAGAAGCGCTGGGCCTTTCTCAGCAAGTAAGAACGAGCCCAATCCAGGGCATTCTTAAAGGAAACCAACAATGTCTGAAGCGACCGAAGTTGCGGCAGTAGTGCCGCAGCAACCCCTTTCTATTGAACAAGCGGCCGAGAGATTCGCAGCGAAACGCGCGCCGGCCCAACCAAACAATGAGATTTCCGCGCACGCCAGCGCGATGGGTAAGCGAGCCGCGGAGGTCCGCCAAGCGCGGAAGACCGAAGCGCCCGCCCAACCTGAAACTGGCGAGAACGCTCTGAACGACCCGACCAAGGTTAAGACCGAGGACGAGACTCAAAGCGAGATTGTTACTGAGAACGACGCTCCACCCGACGACCAGACCCCCGAAGACCAAGACGAACCCCAAGAAGGGACGATCGATCTTGGCGACGGCGTGAAGGTGACGTTGGACGAGGTGCGCGATGGTTTCATGCTCAAGGCGGACCACACCCGCAAGACGCAAGCGCTGGCGGAGGAACGCCGTGAAGTTGAAACGATTCGAACTCAGAAGCTGGCACAGCTTGACCAACTGATTGCACGACTTGAGCCCGCGACGGGAGAGAACCAACCCAAATCCCGCCGGGACTTCATTGCCGAGTACGGCGTGGAAGATGGCCTCGATAAGTGGGAGGCCCATCAGCGCCAAGTCGAAGCAGTGAAGGAAATTGCGAGACGAACCCGCGCCGAAGCAGACACCAAGGCGAAAGCCAAGGCTCTGGCGGAGCGGGATCAAGACCTATCGGAGAACTACAACAAGGAATGGGCCGTCCAAGAGAAACGGAACGCGGCCTATACCAAAATCACCGGCTACGCCCTCAAGGAAGGCGTCCCGGCTGAAGTTCTCCAGGATCTCACCGAACCATGGGCCATTCGAGTCCTCGATAAGGCCCGGCAGTTCGATGCGATCCAAGCCGGCAAGGGCCAGATTCAAAAGGTCCTCACGGCGGCGCCTCCGGTGATTCGTCCGGGCGCAAAGATGGGTACGCAAGCTCTCGCACAATCAGGCGTTCAGGCTGCCCGCAAACAACTCGAAACCTCTGGCACCTGGCAAGACGCCGTCTCGGTCCTTCGCGCACAGCGCAAGGCGAGGGGCGCATAACCCTGAAAAGGAAATAGATCATGGCTATTCAGACCAACGCCCAAAATACCACCGCGATGATTGGTCAGCGCGAAGACCTGACCGATATCATCTCTCTCATCGATCCGACCGACACGCCGTTCATGTCGGCTATCGGCACGGGCAAGCCCGCGACCGCCATTGCTCACGAATGGCAGGTTCAGGCCCTCGCCGCCGCTTCCAAGACGAACTTCGCGCTTGAAGGCGACGACAACGTTTCCGCCACCGCGGCGACGGCGCGCGAGCGTCTCAAGAACATCTGCGCCATCTCGAAGAAGACCGCTTCCGTGACCCGTACCGCGACGAAAGTCTCGGTTGCCGGTATCTCGGACGAGCTGGACAACCAGAAGATGCTCAAGGCGACCGAGCTTCGCCGCGACATGGAAGTGATCCTGCTCGACAACAACGCGTTTGCCACTGTCACGACCACGGCATCTATTCGTGAGTGCGCGGGGCTCGCCGCATACATCACCAATACTGACTTCACGGGGGCGTCGAGCTTCTCCGCGGCGGCCGGCACTGGTGCGGATGCGTGGAACCTTGCGGCCACGACTTCGCGCGCCCTCTCTCTGACGATCATGAACGGCGCCGTGGAAGAAGCCTATAAGGACGGCGGTAAGCCTAACCTCGCGCTGTGTTCCACCCGCAACAAGACGGCCTTCAGCAATCTTACGCTGCAGTCGTCCTTGGGCGGCGCCGCGCAGGTTCGCATCAACTATTCCGGTCCGAAGGCCGCGACGTTGATGACTGCGGTCGATCAGTGGGTGTCTAACTTCACGACCATGGCCATTGTCTGCGACGTGCATATGTCGTCGGACAGCGGCACCACGAACGGGTTGGACGATACCATCTACTTCGTGGACACGAGGCACGCCGGCGTGTCGTACCTCGACAATATGTTCACCGAGGATCTGGCGAAGACCGGGGACAGCACGAAGTTCCATGTCGTCGCCGAGTACACCCTCCAGGTCGATGCGCCGAAGGCCCACGCGGCCTTGTTCGCACTCACCTAATCGACCGGGCGGGGCCTGAAAACCCCGCCCATTCTTTTTCTAGGGAGCCATCATGGCCAGCATCCCCAAAGCAGACGCCAACGTCGAACGTCAGTTCCGCGTGAAGATCACCGGCAGGAAGGGCAAAAACCCTTTGGATATCGAGTTTGTCGTTCCGGGCGTGAGCGCAAAACACGCCCAGCGTTCGGTGGTTCAATCGCTTCTGAGCGGTCGTTACGAGGTCGAGGAAGTGACGGACGAGGCTGAAAAGCCGAAAGCAAAGCCGAAAGCAAAGGCCGACAAATAACATGCCCGGCCAGTTCAAGCTGATCTCCAAGAACGGCGATGTGAGCGTTTACCGCAAGTGGGATTCCGTCTTGCAGACGCGCGTCACCGTCACGTTCTCAGGCAAGGGCGAACAGAAGCTCATGCATGTGAAGCTTGAACAGCCCACCTCGGTTATCGACACCATCCTCGACAACAACGTGAGCCTGCAGAACTCGTTCGCCGGTTACGGAAAGGGGGATGGCTTCTATCACGCCACCTCCATTCCCCTCCCGATCTATAACCAACTCATGGTCCAGTGCGGCCAGGACAGGAAAACCGGGGAATACGACGAAAAGAAGTTCAAGGGCATCGTTAACGGCAGCGACTATTCGAAGCTGCGCGTTGTTCCGGGCCGTATCTGATGGCTGTAGACACGTTCCTCAAACTCCGCGCGGCGATTGCCAGCACCATCAACAACGATGGGCTGAGCGCCGATATCACCGCGTTTGAAGGCACGACCGTAGACAGCGAGATTAAACGCGCTGTTGCCTATGCCACCGCATCTATCAACCGTGACCTCGTGGCCCGCGGAGGGCACAAGGACATGGAAGCCGTCGACAGCTCACTCACCACGACTTCGGGCGTTGAATACGTGGACTTCCCGACAGACTTTAAGGGCGTGCGCTCGTTTATCCTGAGCACCGACCCGCTGACTACCTTGGAGTTCAACGATCCGAGCAGCCTTTGGAACGCGTATCCGAACTCAGCGCCAAACAAGCCCGAGAAATACACCATCGTCGGCCGGCGCCGGGCCTACCTGAGACCTATCCCTGACGCTGCCTATACAATTCGTCTCGTCTACTACCAGGCCCTTACGCTTCTGGACGCCGACACCGATACCAATTGGGTGTTGGAAGACCACCCCGACATTTACGTGGGCGCGGCCATGATCGAACTCTGCATCATGCTTGAGAACGACGACCGCCTGCAGTTCTGGAAGGGCTACTACGACCAGAAGATCAACGACCTGATGGGGGATGATCGCAACGTCCGCTGGGCTGCGGTGCCCTCAATGCCAAGGCTTCAGGTGGAAGTTGCTTAAGGCCCCTACACCTCCCGCAGACTCGCCGCCTCACACTGTCGCCATCGTCCGAGACCTTGTGAATTGGGTCCGCACCCTCACGCGCTTGCCCGCCAACATGCCGAGCTACACCGTTGCGGAAGTGGCGTTGCTTGACCCGGCCGACTTCTACAGCACGCAGCCTCGGAACAAATATTCCAAGATTATCTTCGTCACGAATGAAGCGGGCGGCGCTGTCCCTGCTTTCAGTGATGGAACGAATTTCCGGCGCGTCACAGATCGCGCCATAGTTTCGTAGGACCTCATGACCCCTGAAAACCTCCGTTTCCACGCTGCCGGGCACCTGGCGGCTGGGGTAGCGCTTGCCCAAGCGGGCAACATCGACGGCGCGCGAACGGTCTACCGCATCGTGCGGGCTGTTCTCGACATGCCGAACATCGACAACCCCCCAGCCTTCCGCGAGAGCCTTGATCGTGCCATCGAAGATCCTGCGGGCCTCATCCCTGAAATCACAGAGCTTGAGGCCATGTTTTGCAGCCCCACAAACACGGCCCTTGAGAACGCGGGCCTTAGAATGGGCAAAGGCTGATGGCTGATTCCGCAAGCGCAATCCTCCTACAGCGTATCCAGTCCATTGGATCGAACGTCAATCTGTGGGGAGAGTACATCAACACGAACCTGAAGATGCTTGAGCAGGCATCGAAGGGTTACCAGTCGTTGGCGGTGACGACAGACGCCACGATCACTTGGACCAACTATACTCTCGCTAACACGGGCGCTTGCGCCAGGCTGAAGCTCACGGGCTCGCCGGCAACCGCGGTGGCCCTGACTTTCCCCGGTTATCATAATTTCCTGTCCGTCGAGAACACGGCCTCTCAAACCGTCACCATCAAGTGTTCGGGCGGGACGGGCGTAGCCATCGCGGCCGGCGCTCGTGTCCTGCTGTATTGCGATGGTGTCGATTACTACAACGCGGCGCCCACGGTGTTCCCGACAGGGATTACGGTTACAGGCCAGATCAGCGGTGTAGTTGCGGGCACAGCAGGTACACAAGCCGTCAACCTCACGCAGATGCAGGCGGCAATCGCCGTCATTGCCACGGCTCAAAGCGGGCTTGTGCTGAATAGCCTCACCTCGACGGTAGCCAGATATCTTGAGGATGCAATCTCGGTCTCTGGCTCACTTGTTAAAACAAAGGCCAACGCCGGAACGGCCAGCGAGACGACGAACATTGCTTTTACCTTTGACGAGGGCAACCAAGTCCTCTTGGGCGGAGTACTCAACATATGACAACGGCAATTGCGGTTCGGCCGCTCTCAGGGTCCACGGACGGCCGAGGCATCAAGATCGCCGCGACAGCAACGCCGGGCACGCTGATTCACACGTCGCAGGCGTCAGCGACCGACTTGGATGTGCCGCAGTTGCAGGTTTACAACTCGGACACGGTTGATCGCACCGTGACGTTCGAATGCGGCGGCGTGACCGCGCCCGATGACCACGTGAAGCGGACCATTCCCGCGGGCGAGACGGTGGCCGTTCCAATTCCGGGCCTACGCAATGGCCTTGTGCTGCGGGCCTTTGCATCGGCCACGAACGTGCTGGTGGTGACCGGTGCGCCGGGCGTCAAACGCATCACGGTGACCTGACATGCAGGACATTTTTGGCGGCACCTACGGGGCTCTTCAGGCGTTCAAGTCCGGGAAGGGCTTTGGCGGCATCGTTGCGCGCGATCCGATCACGATTATCGGCGGCGCTACAAACGTAATTCCGTTTCCCGCAAATTGCTTGGCCTGGGAGGTGTGGCTTTGGGGCTCCGGCGCTTCAGGCGGGTGCCGCAATAACGCGAACCCCGCTACGGGCGGGACGGGCGCTTCATTTGTGCGTTTGCTTCGGACAAAAACGGCCGCCTCGACGGACCTCACGGTTATCACCGGCGCGACTGCCGCAGGATCTACCGCGGCGGGCAATAACGGGGCGCAGTCGTCGGTTTCGGATGGCACCGTTACCGGGACGGCTCCCGGCGGCGTGGGGGGCACTATAGCGGCAGCGGCACCCTCGGCTCCGTCCGCGGGATCCGTAAATGATGGCGGCACGTGCGATGCTTTTGCGGGTGGCGCTTCCGGCGCCGCGTCTGCCGGGTTACTTTCTGCATCCGGCGGCGGCTCACCTGGCGGGCCATGGGGTAACGGTAAGGCGTCAGGGAGTGCAACGACGTCCAGCACGGGTGCTTCGGCATCCGGCGGCGCCAGCCCATTCTCCGCGTCCGGGACCGCTACGGCATCGACCGGTGTGTCGGCGTCAGGAGGCGCGGCAAACGGCGTCAGCGCGAACGCCGGGAACAATCAGGCCTCTCCGGGCGCAGGCGCTGACGGCGCGAGCACCTTAACGGTGGTTGGGCCTGGCGCCGCGGTGGGCACCGACCTTCTTGTTGAAAGCGCCCTTCTTTTTCTCAGGCGCGGCGGCGGCGCGGGGACAACAACGACCAATGCAAACCCCGGCGGCGCCAGCGGCGGCCAGATCCCATCGAGCGGCACGACCGGCGCCGATGCGGGGTTTATGGCCGGTTCAGGGGCAATTGCTGGATCGAGCACAAATGCTTACATCTCGGGCAACGCAGGGGCATTCGCGGGCAGTGGCGCCAGCACCTGCTCAGCGTCCACTCCGACCACGGTGGCCAGCGGAAACGCTGGCTTGGCGGCGGGAAGTGGCGCGAACAGCTCTAACAACGCGAGCGTCTTAGCGACCTCCGGCCGCGGAGGTGCGAGCGTGGCTGTGATTATATTCTATGTGAAGGTGGGCTACTGATGAGATACGCGCGAACGCACGATTACGGCGATAGCATCCGGCTTGTTGATGTGGTCGATCTCCCTGGGACACTACCCAGTTGGGCAAACGGCGAACCCCTGACGTTCCTGGCGAAGATGTATCCGAACAATGCTGCCAGCGATTTTCGGATTGTGCCTGACGACGCGCAGGTCGGGTGGGTTGAAGATGGCGACGGCAACTTTGGACCGCCGCCATCTGCCGAAGAGGATGTCTAGCGGCGCTTCCATGCCAGGTAAGAAGCGTGCCGGGACGAAATGAACTGCGGCAAATAACCGACCCGCTCTAGCACCTCGACGTTTGGCCGCCGCTCGATGCACAGGTAAGGGTCGCTCTCGACATCTCGGGACTTGGGCGGAATTTTCAGCTTCAGACCGGCCTGCTTCTCAACTTCCTGGAAGCCGGCGGTTCGGAAGCCGCACATCTCGATGTGCAATCCGCATACGCCGTTGGCACGCTCGGTTAAGAAATTCATGAGAGCGTTTGTCTCCGGGTCCGACAGGAATGGGAAGATTGCAAACCGTGACGCCAAGATCGTCGGCCTGCCGCCCGTAAGGTGATGAATGGCATGCTCGAATTTCGGCGCTTTCTCCGGGTCGAGGAGACAGCCTCCCGCGTCGGCGAGAAAGAAACTGGCTCCTTTGATCCCCAAGCCTGCAACAATCGTTTTCCCGATGCGAATTGCATCCTTCATGAGTTCTAGATTGATAACCGGGAAGTCGCACCCGGCGTCCCGAAGCGCGAGCGTCAGCGGGCTCATCCCGGAACCGAAGTCTAGAACGACCGGTTTGTGAAGGTTTAGGGAGTTGGCGAGATCGATGACGCCATGGGCGAGCCGGAAATAGTCGCCGACCATAAAATCGATTTCGTCGAAGGGAGCGCTTACTAGACGCGCGCCATCCCAGTGCTTAACGACATCGCCGGTTTTGATCGGATGAATGCGATTGAAGTCAGCGTCGTACCCGCCCGGCTCGCTAAGCGCGCGCCATAGCTTTGCAAGGCGTCCGCGCATGAAGGTGGCGATAGGTGGCGCTGGCGGGTTGGCCTCAAGATCTGCGATGGCCTTTTTATAAAGCTCGACGTGGGGGTACAGCCAAGTGGCGTCAGTGGAAACCATATGTAAGAAACCTGATTAAATGACCTGGACCTCACTCGACTTTCAGCCCGGTATCGTCAAAGACGACTCACCACTAAAGGCGCAAGGCTACTATATCGACGCGGACAAAGTCAGGTTCGTAAATGGGCTTCCTGAGACGATCTATGGATGGGAAGGGGCGTCTACAACCACACTATTAGGACTCGGCCGGGGTATTTTTACCTGGCAGGACAACGTTAGAAGCGCCTGGGCTGCTTTCGGGACTCACCTTC